GCCGACTCGGGATTGAGGGCGTATGTGAACCATACGTTCGGACAAGTTGGGTGAACTCCGACACTGCTTCTCGTTAACCACAAAATTGTTTACAACACAAAACATCCAGTACTCTAAAGGTACGTGGGTGACTAGTATTTACCGTACAGAAATGTACACACCGCTGATAGATATATTACTATCGACTTTGATTAAATTTTGTTCTATGTGGATTAATCAAGGTGCCGTTGAGACGCAAGTCGCAATACTAAGTTAAGAGGGAATCGTCAACCGACCTCGCCATTACTAGTGGCTAACTTAGACATAGAAGTCTGATGAACTAAACAAGTTTTTGCTCATTTTACACGTTGTCCTTCTAGGAGGGCAATTGTGTCTTCCAAACCAACAAGTAATTAAAAGATATATGGTATTATAATATTATTAATAATATGTTTGGAAGAGAATTAAATGACGAAATAAATCTTCTTTGAGTGGAAACGAAAAGAAATTTATAAGTTATTAGGTCTTTAGACCTATTAGTATAACTATATATGAGAGATATGATTAATGGCGAGTGATAGTAAATGAGTTGGACGTATAACAATATAGTAGTGAATGAATTACCTGAAGATGCTGAGGGATTTGTGTATCTGATTACCAATCTTTCTAATGACCGCAAATACGTAGGTAAAAAACTTGCGAGATTTAAGACTACTAAACCTCCACTTAAAGGAAGAAAGAACAAAAGACGTGGTACTAAAGAAAGTGATTGGAGAACCTATTGGGGATCATCGGATCACTTGAATGCGGACGTGTTAGAATTCGGCGAAGATAACTTCACTAGAGAAATTTTGTGTTATTGTCCGAGTAGAGGAATACTAAGTTACATGGAAGCGAAAGAACAGTTTGACCGTAAAGTATTAGAAACTGACGAATACTATAATGGTATTATTAACGTAAGAATAGGAAGTTCAAAATTACTTTCTGAACATCTACAGAACCTTAACCAAAAAATATAGGCCCCAAGAGCCATTGGTATATTCCCAGTATATCAATTCCCAAGAAAAACAAATTCTGTACAATCATAGGTTTATCTTTTACTTTGATGAAAGCATAAAGTATGATACAGTGTCCCATCGCAAATAATGGAAACGCATATTTAGATTCAGGTATATTAAACGATATCAACACACCTGCACATACAAACATTGCTGTCGCAATCCACTTCATCTTATCAATAGTAATCATGTTACACTCTCTTTGTTATGTTATTATTTAGTCACCCAAAAAAAAGCCCAACAAGAGTATGTCGGGCTTTTCTGTCGTACTCTCTATCAACATGGAGGTACTTTATTTTAGTGTGGTACTCTCTTGTTGTATAGAGTTATTAATGAAACTAGTGCCTGTGAGAGAGGTTTAGAGGAGACAAAAGTATCATCAATGTAGATATCATAACATAAAGAAATGATAAAGTCAAGCTTTTTACATATTATTTTTCTTATCTTGAATTTCTGCTCTACGGACCTTAGTAAGTTTACCAATGTCGCCTAATGCTTTTCGGGCACGAGCGGCTGATGCTTTCACACCTTTTTCTTCAAACTTGGTTGCTTCTGCTAAGTACTCTTCTACTGCGTTTAAAATATCCTGATGTACATTACTCATTGTATTACTCCTAAGTGTTATTAATGGCGCTTTCCTCTTCATGAGAAAAACTTGTGAAACCATTTTCTTTTATTACATTAAGGACACTTGAAACGCGCCCTTGTAATTCGTCTTTGTGTGATATCAAATACACACTTCTATTTCCATCTCTTACCATCTTTTTAAGAATAGCAAGTGATGACTCGACACCGTTCGTGTCCATTCCGCTATCTATCAATTCATCGACAAACAACACGTTAATTGTGCTGTATAATGACTCGAATATGTCACGGAAACTCCAACTTAAACCTAATATAAGTCGGTTTCTTTCACCCCTAGATAAGTTATCGAAGTCTAAGTCTCTGCCAAGTTCAGTAATTTCTACTGACAAATCGCTTTGAAATACAACATCGTGTGGTAATCCCAACTTATCTAAGTAATATGCTAGACGGGAATTCAAGTAACTTAAATTCTGGTCTATAATCTTCTTACGAATGAAACTATCTTTGTTAGTTAGTAATTTCATCAAAAACTCTTGATGGTCACGTAAAGAAACTAACGAAGCCATATGTCCGTAATCTATTTCTTCAAGTGCGCCTTCTCTCATATCATTGATTTGGTCAGTGTATGGGTCTTCAGTGTTCTTATTGCTTTCTACCTGCTCTATCAACTTCGCTACAGAATTTTGATGCTCATACGCATCGGATAATGTATCGTAGAATGTCACTGGTTTAGTACCAGTTTCGCCGATTGATTCAATTAAAGAATTATGTTCTAAAAGAGAAGTGCTATTAGTAAGTACTTGTGATTCTGCTTCATGTTTCTGTTCGTTTTTAGTACCAAGAATTTCTTCTTGTTTAGAATCGTGAATATCTTGACCACAACTGTGACACTTATGATCTTCAATAGACTTGATTTCTTTCTCAAGACGATTGATTAGTGTAACTTGTTTCTTACTATCTGCTTCGATACTTGTTATCCAAGTATTTGCTTGTTTGATACTCGCTACGTTTTCAGAATAAGTTGCCAATAGAGTATGATTCTTCAATTCAGATTCAATATCAACGTGAGACAATGCCGACACACCTGCTTCTAATGTTTCTAAGTCTAATGTTTGTTTATTAGTCCAAACACGCTGTCTGCGTTCGATGTCTTTAATACTTTTTAGTATACGTGCGTTAGTATCTTCAGATGCCTTTAACGTATACTCTTCTTCTTTTATCTGTTCTTTAGTATTCTTTGTTATCTCTTTTAACGTTTCTGCTTTACGAGATAACTCAGTGATTCCTAATAACTCTTCGATCAGTTCTCTTTGGTCATTAGCACGTAATGATAAGAATGGTTCAGTGTATGTATTAAGAGCAACGATGTGCTTAAACATAGCGTGAGAAACACCGATGATGTTCTCTACTTCAACTTGAGTCTGTCGCATTTCACCTTGAGATGCGTTAATTACTTCGTTAAGTTCTGAACCATCTCTTAGAAAATGAAATACATTTGGTCTACGACCACGTTCAATGCGATAATCATGTCCGTTGAAAGTAAAGTCAACAGTGACCATCATACCTTTAGAGTTCGTTTTGTTAATTAAGTTATCTTTACGAATGTTAGTTAATGCGGTTCCGTATAATCCATAACTTAATGCGTTGATGATGGTAGTCTTACCTGTTCCATTACGAGAACCATCGCCGCCTAAGTCTATGTTGTTACCTAGAACTAATGTTAAATCTTCTTGGTCTAATTTCACAGCCTGAGTAACATTACCCACGCTCATGAAATTACGAATTGTTATATTTTTGATTACTAACAAACTTATGCCTCTCTTGCAAAACTGCCATATTGAATAGGATCAATTGACACTTCGTTAACGTTAATGTACTCTGGTTGATTAAGAACCCATAGTACTACCTCTGCTACATACTCTACATCGATAAGTTTTCTATCTGGATGTTTCTTCATAACACTAGGTGTAGTTAAACTACCTGGTGATATTAATGTTGTTTTAATATTACTGCCGCCCATTGCCATATAAGTTAAATCTCTATTATATGCTTTGAGGGCTTTCTTTTCTGTTGGATATCTCCAAGTTCTTCCTTTGACACCAGTATCAGCAGTTGAGCCAATACTTATAATATGTGCGTTCTTTCTAGAATCTTCTTCAATTGCAGTGAATACACTTTCTAGAATTAATGTCTGGTGAAACTTCCAAATAGCAGAGTTGTTAATAAAGATATCGAAATCTCCATCAACATAGTAGTTCGCTAGTTTAGTATGTGCTTCAGTATTATCTAAATTATAACCGTTACTTCTACTTGCTGTTTCGTATTCTATATCTGGAATAGTATCGAATAAATCACATATTGCTTTGCACAAGCCATAGTTACGACTTCCAGTAATTAGTATTTTTTTCATAGATTATTGTAAATTTCAATCAGTACTTTTTTGTCAAAACTTCCATCAGTTGCTAATGAAGACAATTGAGCGATAACAATTTCGTCAATAGTTTCAAAGTGAATTTCAGCACCAGTATCATTTTCATGTTCAGTATTCTTAACTTGAACAAGAGTAACATCACGTAAGTCGTATGTTTCTACAAATGTATCTTTGATAAAGTTTGCTTCCTCATACGATATATCGATATCTAATGTTATCTTTACTGCTGTCTTAGGTAATAGATACTCGTCTGGAGCGTCAAGTAACTTAGACAATGCAATTGACTTATACTTCGGTGCATCTGGCCATGTAAAGAATTCTGGATCTTTGTCCCATTCTAAAAACATCCAACCTCGATCATCGTCCCATACATCTGAGAAGTTATGTGGGAACGCATTGCCAATATAGATTACATTATCTTTTACTTGGCGTTTATGAAAGTGACCAGTAAATACATAGTCTTGATTCTTAAACATACTACCTTTCAATCCACCATGGTCAGGCATTTCAATCATAGCATTAAGTTTGAATGTGGGTAGTTCTAAGTGACTAAAGATATACTTTGTTTTTAGTTTTGGTACCTTCTTCCATTCATCTCCTACTAACCAGGGAACAATAGCAACATCGCCTTCTACTAATGTATCTCTTACAAGAATTATATTAGGAAGGTCGTCAATGAATTCCATAGAGTTTACATCTCGGCTCTCACGATAAAACAAATCATGATTTCCTAGAATAACATAAACTTTTTCGAATGCTTTGCTCAATCTTCTCAAGCCAGCAATGCTATATTTCATAGTTGATATATTAAGACTAGACCTATTATGGTGCCAGTCTCCTAGAAATATACATGTCTCACAATCTCTTTCTTTAGCATCTGCAATAAACCAATCAATGAAATCTAAACAATCTTCATTATGTTGCTTGGCGTTATTTTTAAGACCCCAATGAATATCTGTAAAACATGCTGCCTTCTTAAATAAGTTTTTACTCATCGTCAGCGTAAATCTCTTTGATAGTTTCTGTAGGGACAGCATCATCGGTTATTTTAGTTTTGATGATTTGCTGCCAGCGTTCTTGTGACTTCATTTCGTGTGCTAACTGTCTAGTCCAACTAGGCGCTTGTCCTGCCTTCTCTAATAAGTCATCACGAATACCTTGATTCTTCTTTTCGATGTTTAATACACGAGTGAAAGAGTTATTCACTACAGTTGTATAGTATGCGAATGGATTATCACTCTTATCTTCGTTGAACTGTAGTCCAATCTGTGCTAATTGTAACAATGCTTGTCCACGCATTTCGTCAATGTAAGTGTAACCACGCCAGTTTGATCGTTGTGAATATCGTTCTACTAACTTGATATACATCGTTGCCAAAATAGCAGTAATCTTACCACCATTCAAATCAAATTCTTTATTCTTATTGTAATGTGATAGTCCAACTTCACGGACAACTTCATTTACATAAGTATAATGTTTGAATGCTGGAAATTGTAATTTAACTTTATGATCTGCGACTGTTTTTGGATTCGCCTTTCTGCCTGGTTCATCAGGTATATGATCAAATCCCATTACACGGAATACTATTCCTTCTTCATCGAATGTATCTGGGTCAATTTCGAAATCAACCTGCTTTTTCTTTTTGTCGTCATTGGCATCCCATGCTAGTTTTTGAAGACGCTTTGCTTTGTGCTTTCTAGCATCTTCAACCGCACCTGGAATATCATCAGTTGTATATAAAATACTATCGTACTGATTATGTGTATCTCTATCTTCAAACCAACAATAGTTAGATTTGGAAATATGAATTTGTTTCAACATATCTTTGTTGTTTAGATAGTTCTGTCTTCTTGCCATTGTTATTTCTCCTGTATAAGTCCCATTATAGCACATCTAATGTACTAAAGTCAACTACTTTATGCTAATATACGTGAAAACCACTATATCTCAAAACTTCGAATATTATAGGACGATAAATACTGTTATAATTTTAGGAGTAACAATTATGGCGACACCATATAAAACAAAACAACCAGTATATTTGAAAGAACCAAGTGGCAGATTACAGAATATACTGGATCCAAAATATGAGTCAACTGGTGGTGGACGTACATCTCAAATCGCCACTCCGACTATACTTAATTTTCCGTTTACTCCTACAATATCGGTTATTCAGAGTGCGAATTATTCATCATATGATTTAACTCATACAAACTTTCAACAACGTGCGTTTGATAGTTCTACTAACATGGACCTTAACATAACGGCACCGATGATTGTGAGAAACGAGGAAGAGGCACTATACGTGTATAACGCGGCATTATTCATTAGAGCATCAATGAAAATGTCATTTGGCCAAGATGATAATCCTGGTATGCCACCTCCAGTATTGCGATTTTATTCTCATGGTATATATGAAAACGTGCCATGTATGATTCGTGACTTTACGTGGAACTTAGATTCAGACATAGATTATGTAGAAATAACTGACCCTAATAATAGCAAAAAAATTATAAGAATTCCAGTAATGAACATGTTTGTTTTGTCATTATCAACTACTTACTCTCCTAAAGATGTAAGAGAAAAATTTAGTGTAAAACACTATCTTCAAGGCAACTTAAAGGATCAAGGTTATGTATAAAGCAAATTCTCCTTGGAATAGAACTCCAGTGATTGACGACACAATATTAGATATAATGAAAAAGAGATTTATCTACAAAGATCCGTATGACGAGGAATATACAATACCTCAACAGTTTGACGAACGTCCAGATTTGTGTAGTTACGAATTTTATGGTACTGCGAAGTATTGGTGGATATTTGCTCAACGAAACTCAGATATCATAATAGATCCAATTAGAGGATTTACAACGGGAACTGTCATCAGAATTCCTAGTAAAGAAAATATTAGCAAGATGGTGTAAATAAATGAACAATTCTCAGCCAAACAGTTTAAGTGCTATCGTTGACGCCCAGACGTTTATTGATAATCCACTTGATATATACGAAAATTATACTTACAACTTAGAGTTGTTTGTAGTTGACAGGATTGCCGACCGTAAATTTCAGATACAAGAAGGTCATATGATCAAAGATATTGTTAATAACAATTGGCCAGGTCCAGCAGATAACAGTATCACAATAGCAAAAACGGGCGTTACCACTGAATTCAATATAACAGATTTAGAGGTACAATCTAACAGTGTGGGTAATTCAACAAATAGTAAAATAGCAGGCACCGCAACAACATTGAGTATTACTATCACACAGGTGGGTGAAACGAGTTTAGCAGATAATGTACATAACGCATTTGCATTATGTGGATTTGAAACCATGAGTGGTAATAATTTTTATATTAAAATTAATTTTCTAGGTTATAACGGTGATGGATTACCAATTAGTATTCCTAATAGTACAAAAGTTATACCGTTTAATAACACCTCGTGGAAAGATATGCAAACGCAAACAGATTCTAGAGGAACGACTACTACTATTACGGGAAGTATCCCACAAGATAGAACAGTAAGTAAAGATGCGCTTAGTGTAACTGAAACTGGATTTACGTATAAGATAGGAAAAACATTAAAAGATACATTAGACAATTTTATAGAAGAATTGAATAATAGTAATACAGTGAATCATCCTACATTATCAAAAGTTCTACAAAATACATACAAGTATTCGTTTTCAGATAATTTCAAAAAGAAATATCTTATGTCTAATATGCAAGATAATGCATTCAATTTCACTGGTACTCAAAATATGGTTCAAACTGGACCACCAGGCGGAGCAGAGTTTGTAGGAACAGTAACACCCATGATGAGCATATACACTGTATTAGAAGAAATATGTCTAAACTCATCTAACATGAAAAAAGAATTGATTAAAGCCAATTTCGGTACATCAGATACATTAAAGATTTCGCCATATATGGTCATTAAAGAAGGTGGATATAATCCGGTAAAATCAACTAATGTATATGAAGTAGAATATTTCATCGATTATGAACAAGCAATAATAGTTCAAAATCCAGCAAACGCAGCCGAACAAGCATTGAATAGTAAAAAAATAACAGAAGGATACTTTAAAGCAAATCGTGTTAATAAGTTATACAATTATTTGTTTACTGGAAAAAATGACCAGATATTAGATTTTAATATTTCATTAGATAGACAATTAGCAAAAACATACTCACCCCCGACTGATGCGTATAGGTTAGAACATTTTATGAGACCCACTACTGCTGAAGGAGAATATTTAAGTAAACAAAGTAGAGCGTATATCACTGCGATTGAAAGTGATATAAAGAAACTAACTGCAATATCAGATGCCACAGAAACTAGATCTGTTGAAAGTTTACAAGTCTTTAAGAAAGGAACAGATAGTATACGAACAAAGATAATGGCACAAATAAAGGCTTCATCTGGTATGCCACCGAATCTTAGAAATGATATATTTGCTGGAAAGACTGAAGCAGAATTCACGAGTATGATGGAAAACAACGAGTATAAAGATTTATTTACACCCGAGATGAAAGAGAATAGAGCAAGTTGGCTAAAGGCAATAGATAATGCTAAGAGAGAACATACTAACTCTTCTAGAAGAACAAACGCCGCATTGGTTCGAAAGGGTATATACTTAGATGACGCACATGCATCGGTGTTACAAGCATCTATGTTCTCGTCCTCAGCATCTAATGAAACATTTAGTAAGTTGAATCTTGGACCTAGACGAACTGGTAATCATCAGAGAAAGATAGTATTAGTCGAGGAACTAGATAATGATGTTCTAACTAAGATGTCTAATGAAGACTTCGGAGTTATAATGAGGTCACATGCTCTTAATCCTACTGAATTTAAACCACTAGTGTCTACGCTGGAAGGCGCAAATAAAACAAATTCAATGAAATCAACAGATGTAGAAAATATTGACCTTGTTAGAGAAAAGTATTACGAATCAAAAAATAATCAGGATGCAAGTATGATTAATGCAACCATGAGTATTAAAGGTGATCCTTTTTGGATCGAGGGTTACATGTCTCCCGCAAATGCAAAGACAAGATTCGCAGATGCTGGTGCATTATTAGTAGAGAATGAGATAACACCTATAAATGGACCAAATGCGGTAGTGATAGTGTCTGGAGCATCTGATGGCGTTGATTTACATGATAACGTACTTATAAGAAATCTTATTACACATCTATATACCGTTACTGACGTTGTTAGTACTTTTAGTGGAGGAAGATTTATTCAAACACTAAAAATGGTAAGAATCATTGGCGCTGAAGAAATGATAGACAGTCTAATAAAAGAAGGACAAAAAATAGACGAAGTGCCTGCCGAAATAGTTGCAGACACGCTACGTCTTATTCCAGGAAACATCATAACTAATGGGAAGAAAGGATATTTCCCACCCGGATATATCGGACCCACTACTACACTTGAGAACGGTGTTTATGTTACTAGAAATAGTGCAGGCGATATCATCACTAGTAACGCCGCGAATGCATCGGGAACAATAGTTGAAGGAGACGGAGACGGAGACGGAGACGGAGACGGAGATAGTGTTGCAGTAGTTAGAGTTCATCCAAGAGTGGAAGCGATGAAACAGAAGCAGTTTGAAGACCGCATGGCGACTGTGATGGCATCGTATCAACCAAGAAACGCAGTCAGTGTTGCACCAGCGAACACTTTGGTTGAACACACAGCGGAATACGTAGAAGAATTTGAAGAGAACACAGACTTAGCAGTGTCGTTACAAGAAGCCGCAGTGGATACTGCTGTACCCGAATCTCCGACTGGCGCTGCCCTTAGAAAAACAAATGCGGCTATGTATCTAAATGATCTACCAATGCTAACACGCATATGTAGATCTGAAAAGAAAAGAGGACAACTGCCGTTCGCAAGTTGTGATGCGATCAAGGCACATGATGACAAAGTTCTAGAAATATTCGAAACTACTCCCGGAGTGACTCCAACGATAACAGAGATAAATGCGTATCTAAACAATAATAGCGTAGATACACATCCACAGGACGGTGGTCCCGTAACTACTTCTTCGAGTGATACAGTGGACTATAATGTTATCACAGATATAGACGATGGTACTGGCACGATTGTAAGAGATCGCGGAGAAATAACAACAACTGCGGCAATAAACACGGAGTATTCAGATTTAGAAATAGCACAGTTTCAAATTGCCGCTGGTGGTGTACTAACTGTTGACGGTCATGACCCAGCAGATATAGAAAAAATAGTTAGAAAAGCATCGTTGGCGAAAACACCAGAGATTATTCTTGAGAACCAAGCAAATGGTATTGACTCTTCTGAACTTAGCAATGAGAAACATTTGGGCGCTGTCGTTGATAATAAAATCTTAGATACTACTATACCTCTGGTTGTCGAAGCAACGAAAGAAGTAGTAATAAATGCTCCAATAACTCCACCGAAAACTGAAGAAGAATTTAAATTAGATTATGATGCCATTAGAGCAGATACATCTTGTGTCGGTGATTGTCGTGCTAGGAAATTAATGTTATTGTCCGTCGAAATGAACGACACAACAAAGGAACAATATTACCTTGATAAGAAAGTTGAAACAATTATAAACGAGGCAAAGGTTGCATCACAGATCGATATAAAAACAAGAAAACTCATAATTCCGGGATTTACTGCAAATACTCATACACAAATGGAACACGAAGACCGAGTTGTATTAACTAATGGCATTAACGCTATTCTGGAAAATAATACATTAACTTCTGATGAAGTAGTCAAAAAAGAATCATTGATTCGTTCAGCAGTAGATGTACTGGATGCTGATATAAAAGATAATGATCTAATTATATCTGATACAGATAGGGCTGAAACAGTAATACAGATAGTAGAAAAGGTTTCTACTGAAGCGACACTAAATGCAGTGTCAGACAAAGAGTATGACACGATTACGTCATACGCAGGTGCAATCGAATTGATTAACGACCGTGCAAAAACTGGACATCGCGCAGATTTAACAGGTGCAGTACTGACTGCTGGTAGCCTTAAAGAAGTATTGGCGTTGAGAGCGGAACATGATGAAATAACAGCCATACCATATTACTTTGACCCTATTCGCAGAGAAGCAGACAAAAAAGCACAAGCAAAACTTGAAGATGAACTTGCACTGTTGGTTCTTGCACAACCAGACGAAACTATTTCACAAATCGCAACTATAGAGACTGCAGGCATCACACGATATATTCCGATTAAAACTCCAGTTATATTACCAATTGCGGTAGAACAAGAGCCAATACTAGTTAAGTCAGTTGGATTACCAGTCAATACATACGATATTATAACACCTGGAAGTGGAAAAGATCACCTAAGTGACCTCAATTTGATAGTAACAGATAATAAATTACATCAATATGGTGAAGCGAACAAGATATATAAGATATTATTGAGTGAAGATTATGGAAGTATGACGACTGTGACTGATGACGCCGGTGTCGAGATTGTTGTTAAAGACTATTCTATACTCCCAGCGATGACGTATATTAATGCAGATGGCGACTTGATTGATATCCCAGATCCTAGTACATATTTCGGATTGCGCACAGTTACTTATGATGATATGAATCCAAGTTATGCAAAAGACTACAATGTTCTAAAAGAGAAAATCGCCACATTGTTTCCTAACGTAAGTACAATAGATCCTAATGCACATAATGATGGCAACTCATACACCGAAGCAGGCGCTCTTAAAATCACAATCAGTGGTAATAAATTTTACATAGAACAATAACGAGGAATAATTAATGGCATATTCAAAATTAGGAAGTGTTCTTAATAAAGAAACAAAACACCAAGAGTCTCCTATTGTCGAGGCACTGGGAAGGGGTATCTATAAGGCTGTAGTTGTTATTACTAATCCAACAACTAAGGAAGTGTATATTGACCCAACTGGCAGAGGCAGACTTGCCGCTTATGTGCCATCATTGGCAGGCACTGCAATTGCTCCTATATTCTTTCAACATGCGAGTAATACTGGGTCTTTTGGTGCACCAGTCAAAGAAGGAACAGTTATTTGTGTGTTCTTTAGTGACGGTGGACGAGCATCTGAGGGATATTGGTTTGCGTTAGCACAAGATGTTCCTGATATAGTGAGTGGTGGTGTTGCTGGAAAGGCACAATCAGATGGCTCTGGACAAGGTGATGGAGTGTTTGCTAATGTCCCTTCGGCAAAAGAGCCAGCCACCACAACTGGCGAAATGCTTAAACCAGCCGCAGAGCAGAAAAACTCAGACAGAAACAAAGTTACTGCGTCACAGGGAACATATAGTGACCTTCTAAGGGGTTCATCTACCGCATCGCCTCTTCGTGATGCTACTTATGATAAGCCACAACAGCCAAAAGTTACTGGATTTAAAACTGCTGGTGGCTCGGCACTAACGATGGACGACGGAAGTATCAGTGACACTGGCGAAATTCATCCAGAACAAATAAGAATAACAACTGCCTCGGGTGCAGCCATTATATTAGACGGCGGCAATGATTTCATCTATGTCGTCAATAGTAGTGGTTCTGGATGGGTAGAGATTGGAGCAAATGGCGAAGTCATGGTGTATGCTGAAGGCTCGTTAAATATGAGAACAGAAAAAGATTTTAATCTTCGTGCAGACAAGAATATTAATCTGGATGCAGGTGAGAATGTAAATATTCGTAGTGCTAAGAATACTAAAATCAATGCTAATGAAGAACTACATTTGCGAAGTAAAGGAACACAGTTCTTACAAAGTGAAGCAGGAATGAATATTGATGTTGGAGTTAATTGCTTAGTGACAACTGGTGGCATATTACATTTGAATGGACCAATTGCACAGAAGTCAGAACTTATTATAGTTGGCGAAATGGATGATATGCAGAATTCTGAAAATACTAAACTCAAAGAGACAATTGTGAAAGCAATGCCAACACATGAACCATATTTAAGACCACAAGCAAAAGACTTGTGGACAAGTACACATGCGATAGATACCGCAAGTGATGAGGGTAATACGGCTGCTGAAAATACCAGCATGTCGCTTGGCGAATTGATTCGTTCAAGAAGAAGTAACAGTACCAAAAAAGAGGATTAATTATGGTTGCAAGAAATGACTTTACGGGACACGAGTTGCGTAGTAGAAGAGGCAAGACTAACAAGTTTGCAGATGAGTGGGAAAGACTCTTCGGCAAGAAGGATGAGGACAAAAAAGAAGATGCAATTGAGAAATCAGACACTAAGTTAGATAAAAAGGTGAAAGATAAAAAAGAGGCACCTAAGAAAGGATAGACTATGATTTTTGACAAACGAAAAGGTTCATTACTAAATTACATACAATTACCATTACATGTAATAACGCCAACTGGCACGTACTTAGGAACGGGCTATGACGCAAAGAGTAAGCCAACTTACATATTATCACATGTGAAAGTAAACTTAGAGAGTGTGAACACCTTGGCGTTTTCATCAATGAGCACGGACGCTATAATTCTCGACAACAAACCAACACTTGATATTACTGATAGTGTAGTGGGTTATAAGTATAAAGTGTCTAATACTGAATCTAACTATGGATACATAACTGTTGCATCTACTCGAATAGATATTACATCTAAGAAGATAACGAAACCAATGGCGGAATTTATTTTAGAAAAACAATTACGAAACATTGGTAATATATTAGAAAAGTTTATCAAAGTGAAAATAGCACAGCCACATTATGACGCACTATTATATCATTTTTATAACGAAGGCACTAGTACTATAGAAAATAGTCCAGTGATTGCTCTTATAAATGTGGGCGATTGGTATTCTGTTACTGATGAAATCCAAAAGAACATTAAAAAGAGTAATGGCACGATAGATGAACGATTGGCTCAACAGAAAATGAAAACTGCTAAGATGTTCAGTTTCGTGCCAAGTTTCTCTTAACGAGCAGTTAAAACCTTATCTGCTAAACCAAACGCAACAGCCTCTTCGGCTGACATAAAGTTATCACGTTCCATTGCTTCTGTTAATTCATCAAATGTCTTACCAGAAGTATTATGGTCTACATAGATTTGAGTTAATGATTTCTTCATTTTAAGAATTTCTTTAACTTGAATTTCCATATCAGTAGCCTGACCACCAGCACCACCACTAGGTTGATGAATCATTGTGCGACTATTAGGCAATAGATGGCGCTTCCCTTTCGCTCCTGCTTGAGCAAGTAACGAACCCATTGAACATGCTTGTCCCATTACGGTAGTCGCAACATCTGAACTGATGAATTGCATCGTATCATAAATTGCCATACCCGATGTGACTGAACCACCCGGAGAATTGATATAGAAATGAATATCTTTATCTGGGTTTTCTGCTTCCAAGAATAATAATTGGGCGCAAATCAAATCGGCTTGATAGTCATTGACTTCGCTTGTTAGAAATATTACTCGTTCTTTCAGTAAACGAGAGAAAATATCGTAACTGCGTTCGCCGTTTGCTGACTGGTCAACGACCATTGGTACTAAAGTTGGCATAAATTGCTATCCTTGTTGTGATTATAGTGTTATTTATATACCATGATAACACGAATGAGTCTATTTGTCAATCAAAAACTGCGAAGTTTATACCATGATAAATACATTTAGTAAATAACTTTAGAGAAAGAACATTATGCCATTATTCGCTGGTTTTAGTACTAAAAATAAAAAAGCAATCAATCACGAGTTGACTGATAAAGATTTGATTATTGAAGATCTCATGAATCATATCATGACTCGTAAAGGCGAACGTGTGATGTTACCTAATTATGGATCTATTATCCATGATATGTTATTTGAACCATTAACATCTGAAACAATTGAGTTGATTGAAGAAGATTTGACAGAAATTATAAAAGATGATCCGAGATGTAACTTCCTAAGTATTGATGTTACTGATTCTGACCACACCATTAGCGCCGCAGTGCGCCTTGAAATTCTACCATCGAAAGAGACAGTAGAATTAAGTATAGATTTAGAGAGAGAATAATATGAGCCAAGAACGTACAGACAATTTATTTGCAAGTGAGAGTTGGACAGCAGTATACACTGCATTTACCAACATCAGTCTTAAAGCATATGACTTCGATACAATTAGAGAAGCCCTGTTAGCATATACAGTTCAGACTTATCCTGATAAATTTAATGACTTCATTGCAAGTTCAGAATTCGTTGCGATTCTAGATTTGGTCGCATACATGGGACACAGTTTAGCATTCAGACTGGACATGAACACTCGTGAGAACTTTATGGACACTGCTGAACGTAGAGCAAGTATTCTACAGATGGCAAAGACGTTGGGTTATAATAAGACTAGGCCAATCAATGCGAAAGGTTTTATGAAGATTACTAGTATAACAACCGATGAGGGAGTTCTTGATAACGAAGGTGTTACATTGGCTGGCAAGAACGTCAACTGGAACGACAGTAATGATATAGATTGGTATGAGAACTTTATCAGTATTCTAAATGCTTCATTCTCTGGTACAACTAAGATTCAGAATCCATCATCTACATTGACTATTTCAGACGTTGAACATTCTGTGTATAATATAAATGAAGATATTACTGCAAAAAGTGTAAACTATCCGTTCACATCTAACATCAATGGAAAGAGTAGGGGCTTTGAAGCAGTATCGGTTTCATTAGACACTGAGAACACGAAGATTAGTGAAGCAGAACCAAAAACAACAAATAAATTTACAATAGTCAATAGAAATGATAACTTGGGTTCGGCAAGTGACAGAACTGGATTCTTTGTTTATGCAGTTGCGGGCTCACTTGAATACCAAGATTTCTCTTATGCTACCAAAATATCAAACAGAATAGAAACAATAAATGAAACTAACATATCTAACTCAGATGTGTGGGTACAGAAAATAGACTCAGCAAGATCATATGTGTCAACAGTAACGTCAATTGATAACGATACTAGAGAGACCGCGATATATAATAGTTTACGAACTGGGTCTGGCGATATCGTGAGTATAAATTCTATAGATAATAATGGAATTGAACTACATTATCCAGATGGCCTGTTTGGCAATGCCGCCGTCGGCAACTACAGAACATGGTACAGAAAAGTTGATAATGACAATTTCTCTGTAAACTCTAATGACATTATTAACAAAATTATAACAATTCCGTATATTGGAACTGATGGCAGAACTTACAGACTTTCACTAACAATGTCAAGCACAATTGACTTTGGTGAAAACTTTGCTGGTGAAACATATACAAGTGTACGCAGAATTGCTCCAAGAAATTATTATTCACAAGATAGAATGGTCAATGCACAAGATTATAATGTGTATCCATTATCGTTGGGAAACAATGTAGTTACTAAAGTAAAATCAGTAAATACTTCTTTCGCTGGTAACTCTCGCTTTTATGAAATGGACGATGTACTTGGGCATCACTCTAACTTGAGTGTGACTGGTTCAGACGGAAGTCTATTTGTTGAAAATGATAATGTCTCAATCTCCTTGAGTTATAATAAACTACAAGGAAGCAGTGATAACTTTATACGAAACGAATTGACTAAAGCATTAAAGCATCCAAGTTTATTGAATAGTTACTTCCACAAGTACAATGGCGACTCTAGTGTAGTTAGGACACCGTCATCGGGATATTCAATTACTGGTAACGGAACAAAAATTTTATTACCAGTCGCATTGGCAGTGACAGATGAAGCACTAGAAGGTGACTATGTTGAATTACTAATGACTAATTCTCAAAAATCTATATGGGCAGAGGTTAAAACAGTATCGACTGATAAACTTACTATTACATTAAGTAAATTTATTCCAGAAGTTGGAACAGTTATAAAAGTGGTAAGGGGATTTAGAACTAAATTTACGCCAACAGAAATTACGGATATTAAGACAGTAGTTGATAGTAACGCAGAACAGAAATTTGTACTAAAATGGGCATTAAAGACTGGCGAAACAAACAAACGAGAATGGCAAAGACATACAACTATAGATGTCCCTGTAGAAGTCCATATTACATTTAATTATAATTCTGGCATTAGAGACAATGAATCAGAATATACTGCTACATTTACTGGTAAAAAGGTAGCATTCGAAAGTAGAGACCAAGTTAAGTTTTTCTATGGTAACAAAACTAGTATAATTGACAATGAGACTAATCTAAAGACTCAAGATACTATTCATCTCAATTATCTAAAAGAGGGTGGCACGCCAGTTGATGGAACGGCTACAGAAGATCCAGATAAGAAAGTCACAGTTGGACAAGTTCAGATATCATCACCTCAGGCGGGCAATGGCACAAATGGTGCACCAGTTGGGGGCGCAATTTTTGATGCCGAATTTATACATAGTGGCGCACCAACTACTTATGCGTTCGTAGAAGACAACGATTATGGTGATAATGTGAAATATAAACATCATCTAGTGTCTCCCGATGGAATTCAATATCTACTCACTAGTAATCTTGCTGAACGAACCGCTTTATTTACTTATCCTGTGAACCATAATGATAAAATTATAGGCACAACAGGTGAGTATAAACTCTCAATGCCAATAGATGACCTAACGATATACACTCCTTCGTTATCGACTCCAATTACAGGTGGAACGGATGTCGAGGTAGTTGTTTCGTCAATATTTCAAAAATCTACAGACCGCGTTTTGTTTTTAGAGGGATACACTGGTAATGTTGGTGCTTCTAATCCATCTCATTCGACACAAACATCTAGTCAACTATTTGATATCGGATTCAAGGGTGAGTCATCGTTGTCTTACTTTGGTTCTGCTGGTGATAAATTCAAATGGTTAGATGAAAGTGATGCACTATCAGTAGCAGGGTACACAGAAACAACTGAGTTTGTTACTACTGGAGATGACACAGGATATATATTTACTATGTCAACTGCCGCATCCGCTAAGTACAATGATTTAGATACTGATATTTACTTTAAGCAATATGCTTACTCAGAATTTACAATACCAAGCCCAACTACTCCACTTACTGTTGATAATATAGTACTTCGAGATAGTAATAATGTCATACTTGATAATAAGCATATAACAGTTGATGTCGTGCCTAGTACTACTAATTATAAAGTTGTTTTCTGGACATTAAACGTGTCAGTCGGAGCACTTATTGATGTGTTTATAGGCAGCACAATTGTAGATGTGAGTTCAATTGCAGATTTCTCTATCAGAGTAACAGCCACATTTGGTCTATCAGTTGGCTCAACATCAACGAGTACTACATACGGTACGTCCTCATCTTATGTGTACGATGACTACGTGACTAACGAAGGATACACTGATAATACAAAAGTTAAACTATTGACTTCTGATACCAATGATAATCCATTTGCTATGCTTGATATTATTCGCACAGACGAAAAGATTGTAATGGAACGATACACTGTTAATAATGTAAAATATGAAAAGGCTTCATCAGTTGCCGTTGCCGCCACGGGACCAACTGGAGTACCACCAAGTGCAACAATATACTATAATACAACTACTTCTAATTGGTGGATACGTGAAGCCGGGGGATGGAGTTTACTAGAAGGATATGTAGACCAATCTACTGTAACGCCACTATTGAATCAAATGAGTTACAACAGTATTCAGTACCGAGTAATAGATGGTATTACATTTGTTAAAGATGAGTTTACAAGTTTTAGATGGGACCATTACGCTGACTTAAACAAGCGAATCGATCCTAGTACTAGTAATATCATAGATATGTATGTTTTGAGTTCTGATTATGTTAGAAAAGTAAACGAATGGGTAGCAAACGATTTCTTGACTACAACTCCAGTTGCTCCTAATAATTTCGAATTAACAAAGATAATGAATAGCATCGAACCAAAGGGTTCAATTGCTGACCATATTGCTTATATTCCAGTACAGTTTAAGTATCTATTTGGTTCATATGCAAGTAATGAGAATCAAGCAATATTTAAAATCATTAAAAAGTTGGGAACTGGATATACTGATAGTGAAATTAAAACAGCAGTATCTTCTAAAGTAAATGAATACTTTGCAATCAACAACTGGGACTTCGGTGCAACATTCTATTTCTCAGAACTGGCAGCGTTCTTGCATAAAGAACTTGGCGATTATATTTCAAGTGTAATTATTACTCCGAAATATGCTAATGGCAACTACAAAGATCTGTTAAGTATATCATGTGCATTGAACGAAATATTCATGGCAGTGACGACATCTAATGATGTAAAAATAATAACACAATTAGCGCAATCTGAATTGGTAGGCAAATAATATGGCAAAGAAGATTTATGACTTTTTACCGAGTCATCTAAAGAACGATGAGTTAGAAACGATATTCGAAACTACACTCGACCGAGTGTTCTCTACTGGTGAAATGGAGAAGACAAAAGCATTTGTTGGCAGAAAGGAAAAGGGAATATATAACAGCAATGATATATATCTATCATATCCGGAACAGGCGTACGCAAGAGATAATTATGGCCTTGAACCAACATTCTCAAATCAAGATGCAACCGATAATGTATTCTATGATGATTTACTTAATGCAATGTATAATAAAGGCGCATTAACCAATGACCATAGAAGATTATTCAAGAGTACATTAGATACCGTAAGTTTACCAATAGACATAGATAAGTTTGTCAACTACAGTATGTATTACTGGATTGAGCCTGGATTTACTACTGATACAAGTAAGCAGATGTCAACAAAAAAACATTACATTACTATCGATAAGGGTAATGATGATTTTTGGAGTTCTAATAATTCTTGGTACCACCACGATGATATTAAGAATTTAATCGCCAATGGCGATTCTGCTTTTATGTCTCAAGCACTAAGACCTATTATTGAATTTGATAAGAACATCGAGTTAAGTACTACTAGTGTCGCGACCACAGTGGCATCTTCGTTTACTGTTCCTACATTTAAGTCATATGACTCTACTGGAACAACCCAACTTGCCGACATAAAAATATTTCATTATGTAACAAGTACCAACTATGCGCTAGACAGTGTATTAGTATTTCCAATGGAAAATCTTGAGCCCGTCGGACCAAAGAAAATGACAGGAGATTATCAAAGTGAATTTGTATTTAAGATAGATTTGAACGAAACTTCAACGTACTTGTATGATAATGTAACATACAAGAAGTTGTATATCAAATCAACATTTGATTATCGTAACCTTCGCCAAGAAATAGGCGATAGTATAGCACTGACAGATATTGAATTACTTCAATCAGCAAAAAATCTTAACACAATTGATTTATACGTTGACGGACAAAAACAAATAAACAACTACGTATATAATAGTAATACGAATATTATATCAATGGACGAATCAGTCAGTGGCAACGTATATGTTGATTATTGCACTGCGTTGCCAGTAGTGTACGATGGGGCGACCGTGTTTCAGCGTATCAATCCAGCAGTTGAATATAATGTAGATAACAAGCCATATTATAGTACGGAAGAAAATCCAGTAGATCTGCCATACTCTCTCGTCTATGAGCATCTTGTTCGTATACTTGAGACCGTGCCAGCGTTAACTGGCAGCCCAATATCAAATAATAATTACAGAACTAGTGGAACAAATACAGATAAACTAAGACACGCGAATCAAGGAAGTGTACTTATTCGTAACACAGTTGATGTTAAAGAGGCATATTTTGCACTAACACGAGATGACTACGACCCAATTAAAGCAACAGAATTTTTATCTGGTGCATACAGTGGTTATAAAAATAAATTATTAACTACGATTATTGCTATATTGGAATCAAGTACTAATGATACAAAAACTGATTTACAACTTTTAGATGAAGCGATTAGTATTATTTCTCTAGGAAAACATAAGAGTGTGAGTATCTTCAGAGATAGTGGAATGATGAATTTTGGCGAGAATCAATCTCATTACGAAACACTTGACATCATTGTCACAGTCGGCGCGACAGAACAACGCATGCCATCGTTTATCAATACAATATTAAACGACAAAGATATTGTTGTTATTCTAAACGGTATCACAAAAAAATTACGGGTAGACTATACTTTATCATCGGGCGCAACAGAAATAACTTTTAAATCAGTATTAACTGCCGCAGATAAGTTGACTATCAGACACTATACTAATATAAAAGAAACATATATACCACCGAGTGCAACTTCGTTGGGAATTGCCCCAGTTTATATCCCACGTATTATAACAGATACAGAATATAGTTCTCCTGTTTCATTTATTCAAGGACATGATGGCTCATTGGTACCTACGTTCGGCACCCGAATTGATAATATTCTTCTTACGTTTGAGACTTTAATATTTAACAATTTACCAGACAATAACAGTACTAAAGTATCTAGTATGAATTACGGATTATACGGCACTGCTATCACTGAGTATTCGAACGTTGAAAAGAAGTATATCATGTATCCATTCTTTAAGAAATGGATGATGAGAAATAGCATTGACAATCTAGACAACACCGAATTTGATGATGTCGATTATAAGACGTGGAACTACAGAGCAAAAGACGAAACTATTAGTGGACACTGGAGAGGACAACTAATAAATGCGTACGGCACAGATAGACCAATACAAGAACCTTGGAAAGCATTAAAATTATCTCAGAAGCCAACGGGATTTGATACAACCTATGGCACAGATTACACTTTAGTTTCGTTCTGGACAACATTGATATCAACTAATTTTTTAGATTGTCCAGTGCCAGTGTGGGATATCAGTAACGCTCCTACTACAGCAGATATTGGAAAACTAAAATCGCCAAGTGATTTATTCTTTAACAGTTCTATCCCATCAAGTGACACCACAATGAGCCAAGCATGGGAATTTGGAGATAATTCTCCAGTAGAACTTGCGTGGACAAGAAGTAGTGAATTTGCTTTTGCTGAATTTACATTAATGTTGTTGTCTAGTCCTTTCGAAGTGATGTACAATTATAATACAGAGATAAAAGAAATTATCAAGTATTCTAATAAAAATGAAGGCATCGACACTGATGTTGTTCTTGCTGATAAAGACAAGTATTCATTCAAGTTGGGCTCTAAGTTAGGCGGATTTGTTAATAATTTCAAACTACAATCAGAAAACAATTCATTATCGAATAGTAGATTTTCTGAAATACCAACAGACAACTATGATTTAATTGTTCACGCTGGCGTACCAAATAGAAGTGAATTCTTTAGTGCTATCGTACTAGAAAAGGTATCATTAGATTCACCATATCCTGTTTATAGTCATGCAACCGCAGTACATTCAACAAAGTTTTATGTTAAGGACGATATTGTACTAAACACTGGCGATAGCAAATACTATAAAAGAAAAACAACAGGCATTTCTACAAAAGAATCTGCCGGCATAATCACATTTGATTACAGCAGTTGGACACTTATATCACAACCAAAGACTAGTAAATTCGGATTTCAAGTACACGGATACGATGAAATCAATCCAACATTCTATTCAATGGGTTGGGACAAATCAAGTGGCAAGAAAGTATTTTCAACAGCAGGTGAAAAACTTGCTCTAAAACAATGGCAGTCTGGTGAATATTATAGACTAGATTCGTATGTATTATGGAACGATACTCCTTATGTGTGTCTTACTAATCACACTGCAACTTCGTTATTTGACGATAACGTTAAAGATTGGAAAGCAGTAGTAGAATGGCCAACAACAAATAAAACAAACGCAAATGGTTATAAAGAATTAGTAGATGATACTATAAAGAATTATAATTATGGCGATATCTTAGAAACAGTAGATGACGTTGCTCATTTAATTATGGGTTACCAACATTACTTAAAATTGGTAGGGTGGGAATTCACAGACACAGAACAAAGCGGTGATATCATAGATTGGGAAAATCTGTTGTACAAGTTCTTAGATTGGCAGACTGAACAACATTCTGTTGGAGACTTTATTACATTGACTCCGTTGTTGACGGGTGGTAGTTTCAATGCCACTTATGGTGTTGCGAGTGTAGCCACTGAAACATTCAAGAATTTTTACAGAGTAGTAGACTCATCGGGTAGACTTATTCCGAGTACTGAACTTGATTTTCATACAGACGGTGCCAAATTATCGTTCACTAGTAATGTTTCTATCTATGGAATGAAAATAGACGTAAGAGACATTGAACATGCATTTGTTGTTGATAGAATCGATAGTTACGATGATGTTATATATGATCCACATACTCACACTCGTAATCTTCGTATGCAAATTGATTGTAACCGAACAGTAGATTGGGATGGAACTATGTCTGTTGATGGATATCTGATACACGACAACAAGTTAATACCAAACTTTGACACAATGATTGAAGAAACTCGTCATTATCGAAATACAATTGTCGACCAAGGATTGTCGATTGTTAACAAATTAAAATCGAATCATATGGGATATACGACTAGATCGTACTTGTCTAATCATGGAATTGAAAGAGAATCGCAACTAGAATTCTATAAAGGATTCTTATCTCACAAAGGAACAAATTCAAGTATTAATAGAATTGTTAATAAAAACAGTAACTTCAAAGATATCAAGCATTCTGATATTTGGGCAGTTAAGTTAAGTGATTATGGACATGAATCAACAAATCTTGTAATGACAAAAGATGTAGTAGTCAACGATATGATTAGTGATCCATTCTTAATAGAATACGAGAATATAACAAAAACATTTGTTACTGAAACTTCAAAACCCACGATAGCAATTAAGACCGCGGGATATGTTGATGCTACTGACGTGAACTACATAACTAACACTCAGAGTGATTTAGTGAATTTATCAACATCAACCAATACTCTTTACGAGGGAGATACGGCATGGGTCCAGTTCGATCCAGACCGAGATTGGGATGTGGTACGATTAAGTGAAGTAGCAGAGATAAGTTACGTTGGAGAAACGGCTGACAATCAATTATACATTGGAATGATTAATGAGATAGAGTCAACTTTCATTGATAAAGCAATTTATCTAAAGATTTCAGGCGCTGAAATAGACCCAACAATAGATGGATATTATTTACTTGCTGCCAATGGAACAAAAACAGTGAGTAGTAGTACTATTTACGAATACTTAGTATATGAAGAAGATTTTGAGCCAGTAATTGTTGAAATAGATTCTTCAACTACTAATAGTATCTTTGTTCCGACGAATGCGGATTCGGGAATTGAAGCAATTGGTTCGGTAAGCAACCCTGTATTCACTAATAGTGACATACTAGTTGTTGATGGAACGAGTTTCACTTACACACCAGCATCTGCTTCAACCTCTGGAATCTCGATACTAGGAACAGTTGCAAATCCAACAGTATCAGAGGGAGAACAAGCAAGATTTGTTATTTACAATAACGGTGGATTAGTAGAGAACGCACAGACTACCGTAACATTTACGGGCACAGTTGCACCAACTACATCTGTGTTTGCTGGATTATATAATGACCAAGTAACGATCGACGGCACGACTTTAACAGTAGACTATAGTTCTTCTGCTGGAATTTCATTAACTTCAAGTGCTACAAAAAGTTCAACACTTACTACGGGAAATACTGTTGCAATAGATGGAACAACAAAGACAGTAGCACCGTTGACTTTGACTGGAACAGTAACAGCGCCAGTAATGACAGCAACAAAACCATTATCAATTAATGGACAAGTTGTTACACTTACTAATGGAGATACTCTTGCTGAAATTATTACAGCAATTAATGGGACATCTACTATCGTACTTGCTAGTAACTCTGGAACTAATGAACTAGTTCTAACTACTTCATCGCCAGAATTAAATATGTCCGGCAGTGCTTTACAAGACTTGGGATTATCTACTACTACATTGTACTATGATTCAAAACTAGACAATCTAGTATCTGAACTTAATACTATAAGTAATATTATTTGCTTGATTAGTGGTAGTAATATGACCATAACCAGTTCTGGTACTTCAATGATTATCTCTGGAACAGCATTATCTGAACTGGGCATTACAGCAGGCTCTTATGAAGCGAATTCTAGTCCAACCACAACAAGTGTTGTTTCTCAGATAAACGCACTAAATATATTGGGCGTATCCGCCGCAGTTGTAACTGGTACAATTAAAATAACAAGTACAAACCATAACTTAGATATAGTTGAAGTAACTGTAGGCGCGATGGGGAGATTGGGATACGCTACTACTACAGTGGCAGTAAATGCTACAGATAACATTATAAGTGATTTAAACTCTCAGGTATTCGCATCATCATCGTCTACTGCGACCAAATCTGATAGACAGATATTAATAACAAGTTCTGAAAGTAGTATAGTTGCCAGTAATATCATAGGAAATTCTCTATCTGATATTGGAATAACTGTTGGTACATATTCAAATACATCAGTATTAAGTTCTTCTGCTATCGCCTTCGCAGGACAAATTACAGATTCGGTCAACAACACGACTGGTCTTTCTGTCAATTTATCAAGTGATGGCAGAATGATATTCACTCACACTGGGGTAAGTATGTCGTTTTCAGGCTCAAGTGAATTGGTATTAACTAAGATAGGACTTGTAAGGGATTACTCGAACGTAACGAGTAGTGCTAATTACAAAGCAATGCTTTGGAAATCTATTAGATACACTCCGGGATTTAACGGTAATACATTTACTGAATTCTACACTAATCTAGGATTGAACAGTGCGAGTAAATTATGGGCAGATGATTACGAGGACAGAGGTTGGGCGGTGCTTAATAGAAGTGTCAGTCCAACAACAGTTACCGTTTTCGCTAGACAGTCAAAAGTCATTGACACCAATTTAACAAAAAGATTAATAGTAAAAGATGGCGACAACTTCATTAATCATCAAATATATGATCCACTTAACTTAAAAATGCCAGGCTCTATTGTTTCTAAATTAGATTACGTAATATGGACTGATCCTGCGAGTTACGACACTGTTACTAGTTCTGATATCTGGTTAGATGAGAAGTTGGGCAAAATATGGTGGGACACAGACTTAGCAAGATTCTATAGATACAACGACTATGGTGATAAGGATGGAAATTTAAACATCAATTACGTGAAGAGACACTGGGGATTATTAGTGCAAAACTCAACAGTAGTTATAAAGAAATGGACAAAATCTAGAATCTTGCCAATCGAAACACCAATATATAATACTAAGAAATATTACGATGATGCCGCGGGTAAAGTAGTTACAGACTATTTCTATTGGTCATCGACTAGTGCTGATGTCATTGAACTTGTGATGTTGATTTCTGCTGGCGGCACTAAGAATAAATTTATACCAGTTGGTCCATCGAGTGTTCTTATTAGTAATAATGCTACTTCATATAACAGCGAGACAATACATACGACATTACATTATCAACAAGAGACTGGAATCCGTAAGGCTCACACTGATTGGGAAATGTTAGCAGAGAATTCAGATACAACTGTACCAGTCACATTCTTGAATGATATGATCGATTCTGTATCTAATCTTACAATTGAAGAGACACACACAAGTAAACTTACTGATTCTGAACTAGGCAAGGGTGTTTCGCCAGTCGGTGATGTCAACCATGCAAAAATTCTTATTTCGTGGATTGCAGGACTAGATATCGATAGTATAGTAGTTACGCTTGATAGTAACACAGTAAAAGCGAGTCATTTAAGTATCGCCGGTTCAATCTTAAAGATATCACAATCACACTCTATGGTGAAAGGCGATGTACTGCGAGTGTATAAGATAGGAACTAAGACAGATAACTGGTTTACAAACAATACAAGTGCTAGGGGCAATTTCACTTCGGTTGTAAATACTGCGATGAGTAGTCAGTTGCTAGTAAGTGAGTATCCTAAGTACGCAGAGTATATAAACACAGATGATATTATCTTTAAACTAAGTGATTGGTATCTAAATGACAATTACAAAACAATAGATTCATTCTCGTATGTATCGACTACTAGAAATTTTGATATGGATCTGGAGTATAAAAATGGAATAAAATCATTTAAGTTAACACTTCCACTAGATTCAGAAAATGGCATCCCAGCACATGATGAATATTTCTTTGAAGAAGATAACATATTAAAATTGGTTAACAAAAGTGATAGTGCGTTGAATGTATCACTTGATGATATAGTGTATCCAGAACAATCATATAATGTCTATTATAATAATGCAGTCGGAATTCAAATTCAAGAATTAATGAATATGATCAAGGATTATTCTACTACTTCTTTTATTAATAGTATATTCTTTTCTATGATAGATTATCTCTACACCGAAAAGACTTATCCTGCTTGGTTGTTTAAAACAAGTTATATAGATTTGAATTTGTATAATCGAGATCTTAAACAACATGCAGTGTATCAACGAGATAGCGAAGAAGATATATTAGAATATATCAGAGAAGCAAAGCCATATCATGTTAAAGTGCGAGAAATTACTCGGACTACTGCAACTAGTGATAAAGCAATACTGGCTGCAACGGTAGATGAAAAGATGCATCTTACCTTGGGATTTGGTGAACATAGCAGATATGAAGAAACATTGTATGATGGCAATACAAGTGGCACAGCGGATACAACAGATGATATTTTTTGGGGCAACACTGGAGACCTCGACCAGGGATCACTTCTAAGATACCGACCAACACATACTGCATCTTCAACCGGATTTGATACTGGGTTCGTAAGATTTGATGGATTGGAATCAACGATACTGAAGTTAGAAACGTACTCTGATATTATCTTTGATCGAACAACTGGTGCACCATTGTCACACTCTGAAAATATTGTTGACACCTTATTGTATGTTTATGATATTCACGGACGAGGATATAGTATCAAAGCCACACCAGCAGGAACTATTTCAGCGTTTAATGGAACAACTCTCACTGTATCTAATCCAGGTGATTTTGATGAAACAGTGTCGAATGCTGATAAGAAAATGATAGCCCTACAAAAAGCCAATAGTTCAGACATGGAATTCATGTTATACGAGAATTTCGATTTTGCGAGTGAAGTGATGACAATCAGTGATAGAATGTTATACAACAACACAGTGCATGAATTTGTAGACGGAAGTATAGTATATGTACTTGATACTCCTTCACCAATAGTTTTACAAGACTTATAGTGTAACTTATCATCTTTGATGAAAAGCATAAATACAATGTAAGATAAATATAATAAAGACTCAACCAAAGAGACGAATAAATGTTTAATGACAAAATAGACTCACAAGTAATCGGTACACTGAAAATCTACGATAAAGATAGTGGAGAAATGCTTGTGCAAAAGAAAAATGCAATACACCCTGGAAACATGGCGTATGTTCTTGCATCGGCACTTGCAGGCACGCCAACAAGTGTGAATAGTGCTGGTACTACTGGACCAAGTATCAATTGGATGGCGTTTGGTAACGGAGGAAGTGTATCTACTACTACACTTTCATATAAGTCACCAAGAGTATCTACAATATATGATACTCAATCGATAATAGCGAGTAGTTCGTCATTATATTCGCCGAAGTATGAACAAGAGATATTAGCAGTTGGTAAAACTGTATCTTATCCAGGGCAGCCGTTAGACGGTGACCTAAAAGTGCCAAACAACACAGCAAAAGTGAAATTTAGTGTGGAAGTATCTCACGCAAAATACGCCGCCGATGCACGTCAAGGTAGCGAACTTATACCAGCGAGTGATAGTTCGACTGATACCACCGCAGTAGCCGCTTTTACCTTCGATGAAATTGGATTATTATCTGGTGTCACTAATGCGGGTGTATTAGAAAAAGAAAAAACATTAATGTTAACACATGTGACTTTCCATCCTGTGTTGTTGGCAGCAAATCGAACGATTGTAATTGACTACACGATTACAATTCAAATTAGTTAAAATTTAGGAGTATAACAATGGCTTCAGGCTCAACAATACATAACGCGGATTTAAGCAGTCTTCGTAACAAGATGAATACAATACTGAACGGGACTGGAGTACTGGGTGGTTATAACCAATCACACTCTGTCGCGGCAAACCCGGTATCAGGTGCATTAATTGATGATTCGTACTTAGATTCACTTCATAGTGCGGCTACAAAGATAGCAAATTTTTACAACATATCAAATCCATTCACTGCGGTAAACGCAGGAACAGTGGTAAACTGGTCACATTACGGAAGTAGTGCAGCCTCATTTGAATCTTCAATCAACTCAAGATTCGTTGCGCCATGGTCATATGCGACTGGATGGGACACTAGTGTTCAGAATGAAACATCTCAAACTGTATCTAACTGGAACGGTTCGCGCATACAAATAGTACGCACTACATTTACTTCAACAGCAGTTATGGACGCATGGTTCGCCGCGGGTGGCGAAATTCGAGTTTCAGCATCACATAGTGATACAACTTCTAATCAACAAGGAACTTCTTGGGAACAACTTGCTAGTGAAATGGGAACATATAAAATCTCAGCAAACGCTACAGTAACTAATACAGATACATCTACTAATAAAAAGTATTCAGATTTAACTGGCAGTTACGTACTTGTCAAGCGCGAATATGCAAATGACTCTGATTACAGTGCTAACCAAATTACAATCCATGCATACAAGTCTGGTACATCTATTTACGTGAAGACTACATTAAACGATGCTCACGTGGCTCGTACAGGTGGTGGCTCAGGTTATAATGGTGCATGGTCGTGGACTGGTACTGACTCTGTTCCTGGAACATCAACAGTAACAGTTGCGTCACTTAGAATGACGAACCCTGCTGGTTCTGTTAGTATTGCAAATCCATCATTTACTGTAACAGACAATCTATAATCTGTGTTAGCGAGAGATAGATGTCTATACCGCAAAGCTATAATTTAGGAGGTAAAATTCGTGCTTCGGATTTTAATCTCTTTGCTAACGATATAAATGACATTGTAGGTACTGGCACAAACGATTCGGGTTATGGTCAAGGTCATCTCGTTGTTACCAACGCTGTAGTAGGCGCATCAGTAACAGCATCATTGTGGGATGAACTCTTGACTTCAATCAAGTATGTTGCCAGACACCAAGGAACATCAATAACAACTCCAACTAACACATCAGATGCTAGTTGGCCATCGCCTACTCGGCTCATTGAAATATTCCCAACACTTACGGCTGATATAGCAACTATTGTATCTAATAAATTGAATAGCAGTTTATCGTATATGACCATAAATGCTAATAAGATTTCATCATCAGAGACTTACATAGATCCACTTGATGGCATTCCTAACTGGACATCAGCATCTCAAGTGTTCTACGAAGCAAATATAACATACCCAAATGCCAATGCACGTAGACACTTTTTTAATGCGGGTGGCGAAATAAGATTTGATGCTGTGCTTAGTGGGGTAGATGGCTCTCATGCACAGAGTGTAGATTGGCAAACATTGTTGAGTGACATCGCCACTGTAAAAATGGGACATACTGCAACTGAGAGTTCAGCAAGTGTCGGCACTCCTGGTGTAGGATTCAATAATCTTACTACAAGTTATACATTAGTATATACAAAGGGTGGCACTGGAAATTATTCTGGCAACCAATTGAACGTTCACGCAAAACTTAATGGCACTACGGGCATTGACTTTAAACTCGCTTTCGATGAAATTTATCCCGCCGCAACTGGAACATGGAGTAACCCACCTGATAGTGGACCTTGGACTGGCACGGACTATGTTGCTGGATTACTAACTGTCACATTAGATGAACTTAGTCCGTCTGATTCACCGGATGGAGTGTCTCTTCCATCACCAACTTATTCACACATTTCTCAACTATAAGACTTGACTTTTAGGGCATTTTGCTGTATTATTAATACTAATATAGGAGAAAACCATGACAGTCATTACCAACGAAGCAGGCGTTATACAGCCTTCAGATGAAGATTTAAAACGACTAGAGAAAGCGTTAGACTTTTCTAACACTATGAAGACGTTTAATCTATCAAAAAACAACCTCAAAGTTAAAACACAAAACTTACTTAGTTACAGTACTTCAGGTGGCTCGTTCTCCGTTGACCAATCATTAATATCTTTTATGAACTTTGTGGTTTCAAGTGGTAAAACTGAAATCTCATTGCTTGATAAAAATGATATCCCAATTCGCATAGAAGATACTGAAAAGTTTCTAGATGAAGTCTCAAGTTTATATTTTGAAGTAGTGAATGATTACTACAATGAATATCAACAACTCCGTAGTTCACGCAAAATAGAAAAAGTCTTAGAGATTTAAATATGAGTAAGGGTATAATAATATTTGCTCAAAATAATGAGTACGTTAACTATGCTGAAACTGCCTGCGCGTGTGCAGGTTTTGCCAGAAAGAATCTTTCGTTGTTTGATGAAATTTGTCTAATCACTAATACTGAAACATTAGAGCAAAATGAAACATTAATCAATGAATATTTTGACAGAATAATTGTTACTGATTCTTTTCAACCTGACAATATAAGACTGTTTAAAGACACTCCAGATAAGACAGAATACGCATCCTTCAAGAACATGTCTAGGTCCGAAGTATACGAACTCTCACCGTATGATGAGACATTGGTCATCGATGGCGATTACTTCATCATGAATGATGTATTGGACCAAGTATGGAATAGTGTCAATGATGTTATGATTAATTGTCATTATCGAGATGTATCTGGGAGACACGCAGAGCATATAGAATACATTGATAACTTTAGTATTCCAATGTATTGGGCAACTGTTGTATATTTTAAAAAATCTGATTACGCGGCAAGTCTATTCACGCTAATAAGTCACATAAAACATAATTACAAGTATTACTATTACCTGTATAACTGTAGTGGTTCATTGTATCGTAATGACTTTGCATTCTCGATGGCACTTCATATACTAAATGGTAGTGTGGCATTTGATGTACCTGCGTTGCCAATTACATATCTCAACAACAGTTTTGACATTGATGATATCTTTCGAGTTAATTCTCATAACGATATTATAATGTATTGCGCGGACGCAGAAAGAATTACAGATCATATTCTAACAAGATTCACAAATACTGATTTGCATATTATGAACAAGAAGGCGATAGCACGATTTATTGATGACTTCTTATTGTACGGAGAAAAAGTAAAATGAGCAAAGGATATATAACTATCGCACAAAATAGTGGAGATACCGATTATTTGGAAATGTCTTACGCACTTGCTCTCAGTCTAAAAGCAACACAAGAGAACAGTAATCTTTGTGTATGCGTAGATGAAGAAACTAAGAAACTGATTACAGACAAGCATGTACAAGCATTCGATAAGATTGTTGATATTCCCTGGAACGATGATGCTATCGGAGACAAGTGGAAGATTCACAATAAGTGGAAATATCCACATATGACTCCGTATGATGAAACTATTATACTTGATAGCGACATGTTATTCACTACTAGCGTAGATCATTGGTGGCAGTATCTTGCTAAGAGAGATGTATGGTGTTGTACTAATGTCAAAACTTTTAGAAACGAAGATGTAACAAGTGACTATTACCGAAAGAAGTTCACACAATTAAATCTTCCAAACGTGTATAGTAACTTCACTTACTTTAAGAAGTCAGAGTTAACATTCGAGTTCTTTAAGATGGTCGAGTTGATTATGACTCATTGGAATGTATACTTCGATAAGTTTCTAAATGGAGTAGGACAAAATTGGATGAGCGCCGATGTTGCTTATGCGTTAGCAATTCAACTGTTAGATATCGAAGAAGAGACATGCGACTATACTATTAAAGATGTTCCTACGTTTGTTCATATGAAAAGTATGATTCAAAATGTACCAGTAAATCAAATAGAAAGTAACTGGACGAAAAGTATCACTAGTGAACTAAGCGATGACTTACAAGTTAAGATTGGCAATTTTACTCAAACATTACCATTACATTACGTTGAGAAAGATTGGATGGATGACAGTAAGATTGTACAACTTGAGAGGGCACAATAATGTTAAGTGTTATAGAAAAAACTGATTCATGTCGTGCTGTGTATTTCGACAGCATCAGTAAGATCACTCAGATAACAAATCAAATTCAAGATACAAAAGATTTATTTGCATATTTCGAGTTTGAAACAATCAAGCCATTCCTTGAAGGCACACTCAAGTTCTCTGACCACATAGTCACTCGAACAGCAAATCCATTGATATATGAAATTATAAAAACAAAAGTTGATATTAATCGAAGAAATAAAGACAATCAACTGCACAAAATAACAACAACAAGTGGTGCTGATATTTTATTATACATCGAAAATGATGAGTTAGTATTTGAAGCAAGTGAAAGTTTAAAGAAAAGTATCGGAATTGATCCGAATCAAGTAGTGACAGTAGCGGGAAAAACAGAACACGTATTTTTTGTTACGTACAAAGATAAGCCAGAGTTCTTAATCAAGACTGTTCTAGTTCCATTTTCTGAATTGCTCTCTACTGGAAAAAGAGTTAAGTACGAAGAGAATAAATACAGTATAAGCGTGTATACGCAAAAGTATTTTGATAAGTATTCTTGGAGAAAAGTATGAAAACAACAGAAGTAATCATTGGCGACTTGGATGTGTTTTACATCAGTTACGATGAACCAGCAAAGGAAGAACATTGGGCAAACCTAATGATGAAGTTTCCGTTTGCAAAACGAGTTGACGGAGTAAAGGGGTTTGATAACGCACACAAAGAATGTGCAAGACAAAGTGAAACGGATAGATTTATTACTATTGATGGTGATAACATCGTTGATGACAAGTTTTTTGACCTTGCCATTGCATTTCCGCCTGACACTGACATAGAACATTCTATCATCAGTTGGAGTGCTAAAAACAGAGTAAATGGATTAGTATACGGAAACGGTGGAATCAAATGTTGGCCAGTACAACTAGTGCTAGATATGAAAACGCACGAGAACGCAGTTGACGAAACAAAGAAAGTCGATTTCTGTTGGGACTTAAACTATATTCAAATGAACAATGTGTACTCAGAAGTACTCAATGCAGGCTCACCATTCCAGGCATTCCGAGCAGGATATCGTGAAGGTGTCAAGATGGCATTAGACGAGGGCAACACGGTACCCGTTGAAGATTTCAAGAAACGTATTTGGCCAAAGAACTACGAGCGATTGATTACATGGTGTAATGTCGGCGCAGATGTAGAGAATGGTCTATGGGCTTGCTATGGCGCACGATTGGGATGTTATGATGTAAACTTTGTTAAAGATTATAAGTTAGAAAACATTTCATCATTCGATTGGTTCAAGACGTACTTCGATGAAGAGATTGCTCCTTTAGTTGCAGGCGGCGATATGAAATGTTCTAGAACAGGATTAGTATGGGATTATGACAAACTATTTGATGAGTGTATCCGTGTTGGTGATATTCTTGTTGATAAGATTGGAATGGAAATCGCAGACCCAACGCCAGAATTGAGTGCATTCTTTAAAAGAGTTTATACCAATCCACCAAGAGTTAATAATCCACTAGCAACTGAGAAGCAAACTGGCTGGGATAGATAATGGCAAATTACGATGATGATGCGGCAGTAACAAGGGGCGAACTTAATAAGTTGTCTCCATCAATGTGTATGGCAAAATGGCTCCAAGTGAGTTTACATTTACCACAAGGACGCACACATAGTTGTTACCATCCACCTACTCATCCGATTCCTTTAGAGGAGTTAAAAAAGAACAAGAACGCACTACATAACACGCAGTTCAAGTTACAAGAACGGAAAGAAATGAAAGAGGGCATTCGTCCAGAAGGATGCCAGTATTGTTGGAATGTTGAAGACGCCCCAAATCCACCAGCAGTAGTTGGCGGACCAGAACCAGAACCTAGGCTTAGTGATAGACATTATCGCTCAAGTGAATGGTGGGTCAAAGAAGCATGGGAAGAAGTAGTAGACAATGCATGGGACCACGATATTGCTCCAAGATATGTTGAAGTAAATTTCAACCAAGCGTGTAATTTCAAGTGTGCTTACTGTTCACCACATTTATCTACAGCGTGG